TTACTTTAAATTGTTTATATGATTGCATTTCTTTAGGTGAATCTTTACCTATTGATGCTGTAGGATCAGTAATATAAAATGTATCGTCTTCATATAATTTTCCTCTACAAGGTATTGCTACATTAAATATAGCTCCGTCTGCACTATTTTGTCCTTGTCTTAATCTAGATATTAAATTACCATTATGATCTTTTACATCACACAAATATTTAAATTGTGGTTGATTTACATTAGTTGAAATAACGCTATACATTAATTTTGTATATGCGGTATTCATTTGTGTAGGTTCTTGTTGTATAGTTAATGCCATTACCTTCCTATGTTTATGTTAGACATTTCCCATTTCAAATCGTATTGAAATAATTTTTGACTAAATTTATTTGTTTTCCAAGTATATGAAGCGTTTTTAATGTTTATAGGAGCAAACCCGTTTGGTATAACTTGTCTTTCCATATAAAAATCACTTGCATTTAATGGTAAATTTACTATTGCTTCATTTTGAATAAATACAGATGGTGATTCAATTAATTCACTTAACCAATCACTTGTAGCTGTATCTATATAATCAGTTGTTACTGAGAAATCATCTACGTATGTAGTATAATAATCGTTTTTACCACGTGAATTACTGTTAAATACCGCGCCACTAGTTGTATTCATATTCTGCCATGGCAATTGTGGTTTAATGTAATTTTTACGTGTTATTTTACTTGTTTTCTTTACTGGATTTACTACATTATAATAATCCATAACACCTAATTTGTTAATAAAAGCAAATCTTGTTCTACCTTTTATAAAATCATTTTGAAGACTAGGTATAGAACCATCTATTGTTTGATCATAGAATGAACAACTTGCTTGTGTAAATCCTATATTGTAATTATTTGATACACCTTCTATTTCATATGTTATTCTACTCCAATTATTTGGAGCAATCCAATATGATGCTGAATGAGCATTTACAGTATTAGGAAAATTACTTGCTGATAAATTAGCAGGACCAATTCCTAAATGAACTAAAGGACCAGGAGGTGAAAATTGGGAGAAAAAGAAATCTGTATTATTGCTATATGCTAATACACCATTTTCATCATATACTTTTGCTTCTACAAATTGAATACCATTAGTACTACCATCTTGTATCAATGATACTGTTTCATAGTCGTAACTAAATGCTTCGCCTGTTAAATTATCCCAATTTCCATTAGTCCAGAAACTTGATGTTTGATATGCTGGATTATTTGTTAGTATAGGATTACCTGCTGGTGCATCTTCACTCCATTGATCTTCAGGCCAATCATAAGTTAAATTTGTATACTCATTAACTGCAGGTTGTAATAAAATACTATCACTTGAACCACTAAATGAGCAAGTAAATGCTGCACTACCTGTCTGTCCTAAACCATTATATGAAATTATAGATGATGAAGGTGATGATGAATATTCTTCACCCATTACTACTTTAAAATAAGCAGCATTAGTATTGCTGTATTGACTACCAGTAGCTTCCATCGCGTTATCATATGTTAAGTACTGTGAACACACGCGTGCTATATCTACCATAGCAACTGATGCGCTTGGAAATGTTTTTACGGTAGTTACCGGAGCTGATCCTCTTTGAGGAATGTATATTTCTGTTACTAACCTATATTGTGCCATAGACATAGATGGACTTGTTACAACAATAGGTAAGTTATTTGTTGTTGCGTTTACTTTATAAGGTGATGATACAATTGATAATGCCATATTATGTTACTATTCCTCCAGCTGATTTAGCTGCATCATTAATGTTAATTATTATATCTTTTTCTAATGCTTTTGTTATTTCGGCTGTGCCAAAATTAGCTGCTGCATTATCAATTGACTCCATTATAAATGGTTTTTTACTATATTTTTTAACACCTTTTTTTTCTATGCTTTTTGCTATTGCAAATGCAAATGATTTAGGTGATTTAAATGCTGCTGGTACTGGTATTTTTTTACGTTTAATCCATCCTTCAATAGGACGAATAGGAGGCATTCTACCTGCTCGTCTACCTGGTCCTCCATCTTCTAGTAATTCACCATACCATAATAATGATACTTGTAATTGTTCACCTTGATTATTAGGTAATGGAACTACTGTTCTAGTAATTGACCTAGCTAAGTCACCTGTATTAACCGATTTATTCTCAAATAATTGGTTTTGCATTTCGTCAATTATACGTTGACCGAAATCCATAAGTGCGTTATCTAGATTTTCTAATTCCATTTATGGTTTCTTAGGGAAATTACAGTAATCATAAATACCTGATTCTTGAAATTGTATTGTGCCTACATAACCATATACTCTATCCATAAATGCTTCTAATGTAGGTGTTATACCTGTTATATCATACGATACACCTTTTGATTGATCATCACTTGGAGGTCCCCAATTCATGTATCCTCCAAAATCATATAATACTTGTTCCATCTTAGACATTACTGCCTCAGGTGATTGATTTTGTAATCTAGGAACATCTAAAGCATATAATTCAAATGATAATATTCTTAATCGTGTATCCTGTGAGTATCCAGGTGATTGTAATGGTCTTAGAAAAACATAAGGATACTTTATATTTTGACTTGATGAATCTAAATAATCAATACTACCGAAAGCAAATGAGTTTACATACTCATGAGCATCAGCTGCTGATCTAAATGTTTGTACTATGTTTTCTAATGATGTCATTATTTCTTAATTTTTGTTTTTTTAACTACCACAGCATCAGGATCACCCGCTGCAATACATTCTTTAACTAACGATAATTGAACCATTAGTTGTGCTGCTATTCTATGTGCATCAATTCCAGCCATATGTCTTGACCATACGTCTCGTCTATCTGCTTTTTTACAATTACATGCCATAATTTATTTATTTAAGTTTAATTCTATTTCTACGTTGTTTTTCTGCTTGTGCTTCTAATAATTTATAATCTTTATCTATTGCCAAGTAGTTTAAAACAAAATTTATATTTAACTTAGTGATACTGTCTTCTCCTGTGATATTGAGTATGTTTGTTTTGGCGAGCGAATATAATGTCGCAAACCATCCCCAATGTCCGTCAAAGCTTCCAGTGTCTGCTTCGTCAGTAACTTCCTCATTTTCTCCGTTTTCACTGTTTTTAAAGAGTTGAGAGAATTTATCCAGTGTAAGTTGGCGGTTCCTAAAAAAAAATTCAATGCTCCTAAAGCGAATCCTGCTGGTAATTCTTTCATTACCTCAGCATCAACGTGTCTTTCATTATTATCGTATTCCTTTACAGTATACCATTTAAATGCATTATCAACTTTATTTTGCATTAACTGAATATTATGTTTTGCCTTAAATTTTAACTTATCAAATCTGTGTTTAACTACAGGTCGATATAGTACCGCCATAATCGCATGTAAGTTTTTATTTGGCTCTTTACATAATTGTTCTAGATCAATAAATTCACCCATAGACATAGTTGATATATCTACATACCCATAATTAATTCCTTTGTGTTGCCACATAGGATAAAATTCAGGACTAGCAGATACTTTATCACTAAAATCTTTAGCAACTTTACCTAAGTCACTTATTGCCCATGTCTTAACTTCATCTTCAGGTATTTGAGTGAACACATGAATTGTTCTAACTATTTTACCTAATTCAGATAAATGCTCTAAGTTTTGCAATTGTTGAAATCTATCAATTGACAAATACTCAGGTATTTCTATGCTGTATTTTTTCTTCATATACGAATAAATATTTTATTTAAATAAAGGAGATATGTTATCTAACTCCAAATTGTGGTTTATATTGTTGTGGTGAACGTCCTATATAGATTTTATTTGTCTGTATTTCGTTTCTTGCCTTATTTGCTAACATAATTGAATCAACTATATCATCATGTATACCTTGAGGGTGTGTAAATGATAATTTACCATTTGTATTTAATTTGTAAGTATACAATGATAATTCTTTATAACATTCAGGTTCTAATTCTTTACCTGGTAATTCAACGTTAGTAGCCTCTATATCTTCAATTAATGTTCTTACTATCTGTGTTTTACTATCTTGTGTAGTAGTAAATCCTTTTAATTTACGTTGTTTAGGCATTATTAAATCATACATTGCTCTACCTATACCATTTGTTTCAATATAACCCCCATGTATATTAAATCTAGACATTATACCAATAAATTTATTTGCTATAGTATTTATGTTTTCACCTTTAATTCTATCCATGAACATAACTCTACCTGCCTCGTTCATAATTGTTAACACTGAATAATCATTAGATAAACCTGTATCTATACCTATAAAACATCGTTGTACTCTATCTCCATTACTATAATTAGGTACTACACATACATTATCTATTCCTCTAAATACCTCACTAGTAGCGTCTGTAAATTCACCTTCATATTCTTGCCTATAAATGTCTGATGGTAATGATGCTTTCTGTTCTGCTATAAATGATTGATCTATATATGGATTGTCTGTTGAATGACCGCGATAAGAGATATAGTCAATACTATCGCTGACACCCTTTAAATAATATTTATAAAACCAATTTTTAGATTTAGGTGTAGATATAATTAAACATTTCTTACCTATAGCTGTTAACGTAGGTAATATTGCTTCTTGAAATGCATTTTCTTTAATGTATGCTGCCTCATCAATAACCATATAGTTAAATGAGAATCCCCTTACACTATCAGCACGTTCAGCACTTAAAAATTGTAATGTAGATCCATTTAAGAATTCTATTGTTAAATCTGCTTTATTTGATTTATTAATTACCTTATGTGATGCATTAGATAATTCTTGAAATACTTTTTTACCTTGATTGTATATAGGAGATATCCAAGCACCCTTTTGTTTAGGATTACTTAGTAACCAATATAATAATAGATTTTGACCTAATAATGATTTACCCCATTGTCTTGAAGTTACAACAGTACCAAATTTATGATCACTACTTGAAAAACCGTTTATGACTGTCTTTTGTCCTTGGTGCGGTGTAAATAATGTTATTTCCATTTAGTATATTGTATAATTCTTTCTCATGTGTTAATGCCTTTCTAGCGTCGTGCATTATACCAGCGTTTATATATTCTTCTTTATCGACGTATTCTGTTTCCATTTCAGAGAATGCATCGTTTAGATTATCATAAAAATCATTCAGCGAGAATTCCTGCATCATCACCCCAATTTAGTTTAATATCCATTTCACCTGATATTGCAACCTTAATTTCATCATTACCTGTGTATTTAAATACTTGATCTATAGCTCTTTGTCTGATTTTCTCATCATCACTAGCTATAAGACCAATTAACGTATTAACTGCAGGGTCTAATTGTTTTGATAATTTTTCTCTCCATCCATCTTCGTATTTTTCTTTTGATTTAATCCAATATGAGATATAGGTTTTCTCTGATTTATCATCATAGTGTTCATGACAATATTTTACCCAATCTACTTGACGCATACCTTCTTTATAACGCATATCGAAACATAGTTCGACACGTTTATTTATTTCAGCATCTGTCATTTTAGTTCCACTCATTAGTGTATATTTAGTGTGTATATGCTAATACATATGTGTTTAATCTAGGTTTATATTGGTCAATTAACATAGCTTCATGTTGTAGACGCATATCATCATCATCTATAAATTTAACCATTTCAAATCGCAGATTTTCACGTTGTAGATTTCCAGCATATAATTCATTAGCTACAGGAGAGATTGTAGCCCATTTGTGTTTTGCAAAATGCATTCGTTGTCTATGATAAGGTACTTTTGATTGCCCTATATAAATTAATTCATCTTTATCATAAATAAAATACACACCAGGTTTTATACTATATTGCATTCTATCAAATCCTTCTTTTGCTTTTACTGGATTATTATTTCTCCATTTCTTACTTGCCTTTTTATCATATGATCTAAATCGTTCAATATTATTTTGCCTTTTTATTTTTTGAGCTTCATTATGACAAGATCTACAGATATAATCTGAATTTTTAAACATACTAGGAACTATGTTTTCTCCTAATACTAAATCCCCACTACATTCCCTACATTGCTTATCCAAAATATGCTATAAGATATTTTATACCG